ACGTTTTTAATATGTAAAGATCCGAATATGTTAGAAGATATGACTAACGAGTGGAATATTTATTATGAATAATGAATCGTTTTCTAAACGATTCATTATTCGTTAATATAAGAAATTATAACTTGGAACGTTAATATAATATGTCAAAAAAAATAGCAATAGGAATTGATTTAGGAACAACTTTTAGTGTGGTAGCTGTCTGGCTCAATAATAAGATTGAAATCATTGTAAACGAATTGGGAAATCGAATAACTCCATCGTTCGTGGCATTTACCCAGACCGAACATCTTGTTGGTGATGCGGCCAAAAGTCAGATGGTGAGCAATGCAAAAAATACTATTTTTGATGCAAAAAGATTCATCGGCCGGGAAATGACTGACGAAAGTGTCCAACATAACATTAAACACTGCCCATTCGCTGTCAAAAACGTTAATGGAAAACCATATTTTGAAGTTTCATACATGAACACATTAAAGCAATACTCTCCCGAACAAATTTCGTCTATGGTATTAAGCAAAATGAAACAAATTGCGGGTACATTTTTAGGTTTTGATGTTGTTGATGCAGTTATCACCGTGCCAGCATATTTTAATGATGCGCAACGGCAAGCAACAAAAGATGCTGGCAAGATTGCAGGTCTAAATGTGCTGCGAATAATTAATGAACCAACCGCTGCCGCTTTAGCATATGGATTGGATAAGATCTCTGGGAAGAAAATTAACATATTGGTTTTTGATTGTGGCGGCGGAACTCATGATGTTTCGTTACTGTCATTGTATGATGGTGTATTCAGTGTTTTGGCAACGTCAGGAAACTCGGCACTCGGCGGAGAAGATATCGATAATACTCTTGTTAAATATTGTATTGATGATTTCAAGAAAAAACATGGCCAGGATATAAGTGAGTCGCCAAAGTCTGTACAAAAACTAAAAGTTGCATGTGAAAAAGCTAAGCGAACCCTGTCTTCCGTCATGCAAGCCGTAATAGAAATAGATTCCTTATTTGATGGTATCGATTATATTGTCAACATTGGTAGACCTAAATTTGAAGAGTTATGTATGAATATATTTTTAGAAACTCTTAAACCGGTCAATAATGTTCTAACAGATGCCCATCTTGATAAATCTGAAGTTGCAGAGATAGTCTTGGTTGGTGGTACAACTAGAATTCCTAAGATCAAGCAGTTATTGACTGATTTTTTTGGCGGCAAGAAGTTGAATGAATCTGTCAATCCAGATGAAGCGGTTGCATATGGTGCAGCTGTTCAAGCAGCGATATTGTCTGGGTCAGTTGAAGGAGATTTAGGATCAATTATGTTAATAGATGTTATACCGTTATCGTTGGGACTAGAAACAGTTGGGGGTCTGATGACAAATTTAATAGATCGCAACACAACTGTCCCTTGCAAAAAATCAAAGATATTTTCTACCCATTCAGATAATCAGCCGGGAGTTAATATCCAAATATATGAAGGGGAACGAAAATTAACAAAAGATAATAACAAGTTGGGTACTTTTGCGTTGGAAGGTATCCCGCCTGCTCCTCGGGGTCATCCACAAATTGAAGTAACGTTCGATATTGATGCAAACTGTATTTTAAATGTTACCGCATGTGAAAAAACCACTAACAAGACTAAAAACATTACAATTACTAACAATCGCGGCAAATTTACAGACGAAGAAATAAATAAAATGATTGAAGAAGCTAAATTATTTGAAGACGCAGATAATAAAAAGAAGATGTCTATTGATGCTCGAAACTGTTTAGAATATTATGTTCGCAACATCAAACAGGCTTTAAACGAACCAAACATAGCTCAAATAATAGACCCTGCAACTAAAGCAAAAATAGATTCATTATGCACAATACTGATTAATTATGTAGAAGATAATCAAAATGAAAGTAAGGAAACGTATGATTTGAAACGCAAAGAATTAGAAGACGTATGGAATCCATTTATAGTCAGTATGCATACAACAAAAAAAAATGATAATTAATCGCATTTAAAATGAATATTAATAATGTTATTATTCATTAGTAATGGGCGTGCCAGGATTACCAAAATTGATTAAGGATTCAACAAATGATGAAGGAATTAAAGAGTATGAATTTTCGCATTTTAGCGGCATGACAGTTGGTATTGATACGAGTATATTAGTTCATAGGATGGGAATTGGTATGCGAGCGTCTGGTCAGGATATGACAAATGCTGCTGGAGAACTGACAAGTCATCTGAATGGCATCTTTTACAAGATTCTTAAATTTTTAGAAAATGACATGACACCTATATTTGTTTTTGATGGCCAGCCGTCGCACCTAAAAGATAAAACGATTCAAAAAAGAACTGATGATAAGATGGTTGCGTCAGAGAAATTATCGTCAGTCACAGACGAAAATGATTACATTACATGTTTTAAGCAGTCTTTTTGTCCAACACAAAATGATTACGAAGAATTACAGACTATGTTCGATCTTATGGGAATTCCATATATCCTTGCCCCAGAAGAAGCTGATCCAGTTTTGGCATGGTTAGCTACACGGAAAGATAAACGTGGTAACAGAATCATCAAGGGAGTTTGTACAGAAGATATTGATATCGTGGTGTTTGGTGCACCATATGTCTTCAAAAACATGTTTAGTGCAATGTCAGAAAAAGGAACGAAAGTATCAGTTATAAGTCTTCGAACTACATTATCAAAAATGAATTTGAGTATGGATCAATTTGTAGATATGAGTGTCTTAATGGGCTGCGATTATTGTACGAGAATTAAAACAGTTGGACCTAAAAAGTCATACGATTTGATACGTTGCAAAAAAAATTTAAAAGGTGCAGTTGAATATTTGAAAAGTGAGGCTAAGAAAAATAAAAAAATAGTGTTAGATAAGGACAATATTGAATGTATGTTCGAAGCTACAAATTATTTCAAAACCGCATTAGATGATTTGGATAATAATGAGAACTTTGTAGTCACCAATCATAATATCAGACTAAGGACATTTCAACGTGACGAATTATTTAATTTTATGTGCGTCAAACATAACTTTGATAACATAAGAGTTGAATCGATGATCAGAAGATTGGCAACATATTACGATAAAATGAACGTCACAAGACCTAATAAAAAAAAAGTGCACGAAATGATAGATTCAGAAACATCTGACTATGCATTTTTATCAGATTCCGAATCCAGTCATGAACATAAGAAAAAAAAGAAATCTGCGTAATTATTGTTGATATAATAATATTAACAATAAATTATTGATAATGTCCGTAGAAGAACAAATTCCAGTGATAACTGAACCAGAAATGGTCAGTATTATAATGACAATGAAAGAAATTAGAACAAGAATGAAGGATCCATCAGTTCGCGACTTAGATTTCATTCATATGTATGACCAACTTGGTCGTGAATTTAACGATTTTTTTGAGAGATATACCGGCATATTTGTTAAAATTATTAAGGGTGATGATTTGCGAGTTTTAGTATCTGCATTGTATTACAAAGATAGAATAAGCAAGGGATTTTTAACAGAGGCAACTTTGGCAGACCGATTGGCTAAACAACATATGACGACAGAGGCAAAATTAGAGTCAGATGTAGGACTAAAACAGATGAAAGAAAACAATACTCTATGATTTAATCAAAAACATTTTCTATTCGGCGACTAAGAATACATTTCTTATCCGACTTATCTAACGTTGATTTTAATAAATCTTCAAATTTACTAAAATCAGTGAACATTTCTATCCAACTCGCTATGTTTTTATTTTGACACCTATATAATTCTTGATATTGTGCCCCTTCATACATCTTACTCCGGATATATGCTTGAATGTTGTTGTACATCAGAAATTTTTGAGGAATCAATTCTGAATTTATGCATTGTATGATTGTCACATATTCGACCGGCAAATCAATATTTAATGATGACATGTATGTACTTGATGAATATTTTTTAGGTATATCAAACATAGAAACTTTTTTTTTCATATCCCCTAGCACTAAAAATTTCTCATTTGATAAATCAGAACTAGTTAGTGGCTTGATAATATATGCTTCGTTGAATAAAGACATCATAAAAAAAATTAATTCTGTCATGATTGCCGTTTGACAGCTGAAAATTTGGAAGATCATCGATGATCCTGGGGCAGCCAAAGGGATTGATCGTTGTAAGTCATTAATGATGAGATGAACGACGGCATCTTCTTCTAAATCAACATCTGAATATTTATTGACAATGAGTGATGCTTTCTCC